CGCCTGCTGGCTGAACCCGCTGATCTTCCTTGCCTTTCTACCCAGTCAGAGCCGTCATGTCCCCGAAACCAACTCGGGGACCATCATGCCCAAGACCAACGACGCCGCGCTGGACGCCTTCATCGCCGCCAAGACCGAGATCGACGCGATGATGGGGCGGCTGGTGGCGCACAGTGCCGACCACTTCGGATACAGCCCCGAGGACGTGACTTGGGGCCATGTCGGCACGCTGGACCACTACCGCGCCCGCCTCCGCGAAATCACCGATATGGAGTTCTGCGAAGGCGAGCACGCAGACTGAACATATCTACTGACTAGACAGTCAAGCCAAAGCACGTGCCCATGGCCAGCTTGCTGATGGCAGCATGTGCGCCCACGCGGTGTTGATCCTGCGGCAAGTCCCAAGTGGGGAACAGCCCAGCGACCGCCGCCATATGGTTTTCCACCTCACCGATGACCATAGTGATGTTCCATGTCCCATTGTATTCAGTAGCCGACCTCCGGAGATCGGCGCACAGGGCTATGGTCGCTGCGTAATTGCGCATCGCATCAAGCTGGCTCGCCCCCTTCGTGTCAGCGACCAACAGGGTGAGACCATCCAGGACGGCGCGGATATCTCGCTCCATCATGCTGCCACGGTCCCCACGCCATCCAGCCGAACAGCGACGCTGGTGATGCCGTTCCCAGCAGCCTCGGTCGCGATGCCCACGGGGAAACGCCCGGTGCCCGGCACGTTGATGTTCTTGTCCGTGTTGTCCCAAGCCACGCGTGCGCCGACCGTCAGCACGGCGGCAGTGGCTTTCGGCAGTTGATAGACGCCCGTCGTGGCCAGTTCGACCGGTTCGCCCACGGCGGCCGCATAGGCGGCGATGCCGAAGATGTTGACGACGATCACGCCCTCGCCAGAGGCGGTGCCGCCTGCGGGAGCGGGCACGGTGATGACGTCGCCTTTCTGAGTATGGTTCTTCATGGTCAAAGCCCTTTCGAGGATTGGATACGGACCACGGCGATGCGCGCCGTGGTGCCGGTGATCTGCCGGTTGAGGTCGCCCAGCGCCGCCGCCATTTCTGCGTCGGTCGCATAGGTCACCCGTTTGCCGTCGTATTCGACGGTGCGGATGCCCTGATAGCGGGCGGCCATCAGGGCGTCGCGCCAGGCGGTGAGTTGGGCGAGATCGGCCATTACGCGCCTGCGTTCTGGAACCAGCCGCGGTGGTCGATGAAGCCTGCGCCGAAGTCCAGGATCGCCCGAATTTCCACGCCGTCCACATCCCAACCCGACCGGCTTTCCACTTGGGGCCCCTCGTTGCCCGAGAGATATGCGAACTCGAGGCCGTCGATCTCGCCGGGGTCGGCGGTGACATACCACCGGGTCGCGCTGCTGAGGCGAGGTTCGACCACTAGCGACATCGCCCCCGAGAACGGGTTCACATCAGCTGCGGTAGCGGGTGCGATGGTTGCCAGCCACTTCTCGGCCACGGTTTCCAGCGCAGGCGGGACCAACAGGTTCTTCGGGGTCACCCGGATGATCCGTCCATCGATGCCCTTCTGCGTGCGCAGCGCCAGCCGGGCTGCGGAAAGGGTGGCATCGGAGATCACGGCCCCAGCACCAGCCCTGTTGCCATGATCGACATGGAACAGCGCCTTGGTGTCCGACAGCGTCGGGCCGTTACCGCTGTTGGCCTCCAAGAGGGTCACGAGGATCCGCGCCTCGGTTTCTGCCGCCCCCTGGCCCAAGCGGCGCGCAAGGTCCGAGAAGGCCCCAAGATCGTCATTCACCAGCACCTGCCGAGTGATACCGATCTTCTTCGCCCAGGTTTCGATCTTGTAGGCCTCACGCGCCTCGGCCATCGTCCCGGCCTTGATCTCTCCGTGCTCGTTCAGCTTTTCCAGCAGCGGGGCCTCGCCCAGCATGATTTTGTTCACCGACCGGAAGTCCCGCGCCGAAGTCTGACGGCCAAGGCGGCGGATGCCGGAAGGGGCGGCCTGGTAAGCATCGCGAAGCACCCGGCCAACGGTATTGCCGAGGATGATCGGAAAGTCCGAGGTGGTGTGCAGCGCACGGGTGACGAGGCTTGCTGGCGACAGCGCCATAGTGGACTCGCCACGCAGGGTAAGCAGTTCCTTGGCCATGTCCACCGGCGTGGCATAGGCATAGCGGCGGGCCGGTTCAGAAAGTTCGTGGCGCGGGTTGATGCGCGCATAGAGGGCCTCGCCCATCTGGCGGGCACGCAGGCTCGCGTCGTCCTGGCTTTCGCCCATCTCGACGCGAACCTGTTCGGTGCGGATCGTCGGTGCGCTGCGGCTGGCCAACGCCTCAAAGGCGGCACGTCTGGCGGTGTCAGCATCGGCTGCGGCGTCAATCTGGACGTCGATCCAGGACTGGTCCAACCCGGCGATGCGAGCAATGGAACGGATTTCCGTGTTGATCGTGGCGCGGGTCTGCGTTTCGGGCGGTGCAGGCGTGATGGTGGTGTCGGTCATGTTGGTCTCCATGCGGATGCGGGCACCCGGGTCAGCCGGGGTGGGGACAAGGGAAATCTCGTGCGGCGTCCAGCGCACGGCGGTCAGCACCCGCGCGCCGTTCTCGGTGGTCTCGGCCCATTCCTCGACCGAGTAGCCCACCGAGACATGGCGCAGGATCCCTGACAGGACGTCCTGCCAAAGCGGTTCCACCTCGGGGCGGGACGAAAAGCGGATCAGCGCCGTGCCGCGCTGGCCATCGACGGCAGCGCATTGCACGCTGCCCAGCACATCGCGCATGGCAGACTGGCGATGTGCATCGAGAACGCTGGCCCCTTGCAGCCGCGACAGGTCCACCGCTTCTGGCGCAAGGCTGAGGCGTTCGACATAGGGGCCAGCCATGTCGCGGCGGTGCACTGGCGCGCCGGTTGACCAGATCACCTCAACGGTGCGGGCATCGCGGTCGGCACTGGTTGGGGCCAGGTCGGCGCGGCGGGTCAGAAGGGTGACGGTGTCATTCATCGGGAATGCCCTCCTTCTGGACAGGCGGGGCACTGAAGCTCAGGCCCAGCGCATCGATGCGTGCCTTGTCGGCGGCGATCTCGGCATCGACCTGTTCGGCGTCGTAGCCCCGTTCGGAAATTGCCTGTCTGCGGCTTTTGAGACCGGCGTTGATGGCAAGGATCTCGGCCTCGACGTCCTTCTTGGGATCGACATAGTCGAACTTGGGCGGCAGCCATTCGCACCCGAGATAGGCGGCAGGATCTCGGTCAAAGTCCCGCGCGGGCAGATCACCCGACAGCACCGCCAGCCGAACGAAGCGGTCCCAGACCGGGCGGCAGAACAGATGCACGACGACATTGTGCTGCAACTGCTCGACGCGGCGGCGAAACTCAATCAGACCGGCGCGGATGGAGGAATAGGTCACACCCTCCAGATCGCCCGAGACCAGTTCATAGGGCAGGCCCATGCCAGCAGCCACGGCGCGCAGGTGGTTCTTGACGAAGGGTCCGTAGGCGTCGCTCTCGGTCGGGTTGGAGAAACGGATATCGGTGCCGGGCGGCAGGGGGATCAGGCTGCCGGGTTCCATGCCAACCGTCAGCGCGCCGTTCGTGTTGTTGCCGGTCAGGCCGCCCGCTGTGCCGTCCGGATCGGTGATGAAGCCGGTGAACAGGGCCGCCACCTTGGCTTTGACCAGCGCCGCATCCTCGAACTGGTCCAACTCGTGCAGCCGCAACAGAACCGGCGCCAACCAGGTGATCCCGCGCAACTGGCCAGCGGCGAGAGGTTTGAACAGATGCAGGCAATCCGTGGCAGGCAAGCGCAACGGTTCCAGCCGCAGGGAGGTCAGCGGATCGCCGGGCCGGTCGCGCATGACCCAGTAGGCGGTGCGCTGCCCAGCGCCGTTGAACTCGATGCCAGCCCGGATACGTGCGCCACCGCCGATATCGCGGTGCAGGTCGAGCGGCACCTGGTCCCGATCCAGCAGGTCGATGTGAAGGGGAATGGCAGGGGCATCGGGCACGACGCGCAGACGTGCGAAACTCTCGCCGCCCTCGACCATCGCGCGCACGGCCATCGCCTGCAGCCCGTAGAAATCTGCAAGCCCACCGGGATCGGCATGATCGGTCCAGCGCAGCCACAGCACCTGAAGCCGTTCACGAACCGCACGGTCGGGATGCGTGGATTGCGGCTTGATCCCCGCACCGACGACATTGCCGACCAGGCTGTCGACCGCCGCCGCGACCCAAGGGTTGTTGCGCGCATACCACCCGGCCCGCCGCGCCGCTGTGGTCGCGCCCGCCAGGATCGCCGTGTTAAGCCCATCGACCGTCCGCGCCCCTTCCCAACGCCGACCGCCACCTGCAGCGTCAAAGCCGCGCGTGCGCGTGAAGCCGAAAAGGCGATGAAGGAGCGTCCGCATAGCGCGGATTGTCTCATTTCCAGCGCCTCCGGGGTATCAGAGCCGTCGGGAATGATCGTGAATCATGGGTCTCCAGCTGGGTTCCTGCGCCCAACCACAGTTGGATTCTCGGGCGTAAATTCAGCGGCTCTTGTGGGGAGCAACTTCTAAGGATAATTCCAGTGTCCATGGAAAATCTAGAACTGTTCGACCCAGAATCATTCGTGGCAGTCATCGCTGGTCGTCGCGGTCTCGGTGCCAATACCCTTCTGTTCAAATACTTGGACAGGAAGACGAAAGCCGCCAACCGTGGCGCTAAGGCTCGACGTTCGCTGGGCAACTTGTATGCCCTGCTCGTTGTTGCCGAGGACTTCCTTGAAGGTCGAGCGAATGGCTCTCGGTTCACAGATCTTCTTGGGCGGTGTCAGCAAAGCGTGTTGGTTCGCTCTTTGTTCTTGTGCGCCAGTGAGGTATGCTGAGGTTTCCGAGGCTCGAGGAGACCCGCCATGCCCC